GGTCTTGATCATAAGATTTTGTTCCATCACTAGAAAATGATAAGCTTTTTCTTTTACTGGAATCTTCTGCTTGCGACTTGTACCTACCAATAACACCTTCTGACCCTGGCTCATAGTAGCCAGCTCTTAAATTATGATCAGAACCAAATGCTTCTGAGCCAGCTAAAAAATCTTTAGAGCTCAAGTTGCCAGGTAAAGATAAAACTTGTTTAGAGTTATAAATTTCAGCATTTTCAAAGTCGTAATCGTAATTTTGAATATTAGAATTAACTACCAAACTACCAACCCTTAATTGTCCATATACTATAGGAATCGGAGTGCCTTGAGCAACTGCATTTTCATTAGATTGATACAGGTGTGAATTGGTTTCAATAATTTCATACTCTTCTCCAGTTTCATCAATAGGGTTCATTTTGTCTGCGAGTTTTTGCATTCCATAACCCATGGCAGCATTCATCACGAAACCAAATATAGGCCCACCCGCAGAACCTTTAAACATTGGAACTATTCTGTAGTGGGAATCTGTTAAAATTAAATCATAGCAAAAACTTTCTAAAATTTCACCATTAGAGTCTATAAATAAATATTCTGTACCCGAAATTAATTTTTCTAAATAATATTTTTTAAATTGCGGAAATGTAAAAAATAAAGCCTCGAAGCATTCTCTAATAGTTTTACAGTCGATAGCAATTTCTCTACCAACATAATCTATTAAATCTCCTTCAATTGTAAAAGTTTTCATGATACCTTATACCTATATACTTTATACACTTTATTTAAAATTTCAGAGTTAATTAATTCTTTTCGAGGAAACATATTTACTGGATGATGAAATATGTAATCTTCATTATCAACAATACCAAGGTGGTGATATTGATATAATGTGGGTTGAAAAACCAATAAATCTCCACTTTGATAATCTTTTTTTTTAATCTCTTTAAAATAATTATTTAAAACTTCAAAAAGAAAGAAATTTGGATTCAATTTTCTTCTAGCCCAATTAATTTCATAGGCATGTAAATTAATATTAAAATTCAACAACAAATAATCTTTTACATAATTAACACAATCTTGAAGTTGAGCTATGAAAATTCTATTTTCTAGAGTTCTAGGTTTATAATTTTTAGGGTAATATAAATAGGAATCTTTATGGCTTAAAGATAATATATAGGAAGGCAGGGCAAATGATTCTGAAACAGAAACATCTATTTTGCTTGGTGTGGAATCTCTATGTAAATGATTGTGCGATAAACATAAAATTTCGTTTTTTAAATATCTTTCATAGAAAATTGGATTTTTGTTTATAAAATTATTTGAGTCATAATTATTTTCATTTTCCAAACATTGAAAGTCTGGTTCCATGGAACTACTATCAATATAAAAAAAACCGCAAGCTTCATGAGAGACTTGCTTTTTAAAAAACTTGAAACACTTTTGGAAAATTTTATCCACTGAAAGCTCCAGGAAAACCCCCGAATGGTAAGCCTTGACTCGCTTCAACATTATTTACTGAATTGTTGGGGTTACCAAACCTCAATCTACAGCCATACACACTTTTTGAGCACATATCCTGTTTCCAATTAACCTTATCTTTTAATGGGTTAGTTTTGGTTCCATTCTTCATGCATACGAAATAATGATCTATTCCATCAATTTCCAGAGAAACCACATTATTTAAATTGTATGTAGTATCTTTATTGTAGGTAGTGCTTGTCGCACTGAATAATAAATTATCTTCTTTAGTTGCTATTGGTTTACCACTATAACCGCAACCATTCACATTTCGGTATTGCCATGGGCACACATTGTAGCGAATTCTTCGAGCGGGAATCAACCCACCCTCCTTTTCGAATTTTGATACCATTTCGAAAGAAATAATATCTGAATTTTCCATATTTTTTTTATTAATTGAATACTCTTCATCCGGGTAAGAAGATTCATTACCTGTACCAAATGGATTTTTATTGTTCGGGAAATTACTGTCATGTAAAAATTTAACAAAAGTTTTTTTTCTTTTTACATCAAAACCCACAAAATCTTTAAAGTATCTAGTTTTTAAACTAAAAAATCCATCCGTATTATCAAAAGTTAGGGTTGGTCTTGGAAGAGTGTCTTCACTGAAATCAAAACCTTCTGCCTTGCATGGAATATAAAAATATTCATGCTTACCAACTCCGTCTCCATATTTTATACTCTTCTGAAAAGAGTTTTCGCCAGCATGAAATCTATAATAACCTATTGGTGTATTATTTTCATCTTTTAATTTTATTTCGAATAATACAATAAGAGTTGAAGGTTCGAAAGAAAGAAGTTCTTTTTTAATATCATTATTCATATTTATATATATTATAAATTATAAAGAGGGACATTCTAAAAATGTTGCAGATATTTGGTGGTTATCATTATAAATAAAACTGTGACTCCACTCAGGACAGTAGAAAGTGCTAATTTTTTTTCTATGGGGTGTTGAATGAATACTATTTGATTCATTACTGCCATATGTATAATCAAAATAAAAGCCAAATTTTTTGTAACCTAAATGACTCTCCAAGAATAATAATATGTTTTTAGCTTCAACATTTGAACGGGCTGAAAAAGTTAAATTTAAATTAGATAAGTTGGGGTTAAATCCATATTTATTGTATTTCTGATATATATCAGAAGCAGAAGATTGTTTGAATTTTGGTGAATTTTGCAAAGAAAAAGTTTCATTTGGCCTATAGTCAAAAAATCTATAATCTAATTCGCCATCGGAGGTTTGAGGTTTATATGGATAATAAGAACAGGTGTTAGGCTGATCTATGAAAATAGAATGCCTTAGATCGGTTTGATTAATCAAATAATCACCATCAGTTGCTTCTGTCGCGGAAACATCTAAATCTATTGTTGAAGAAGAGTCTTTGTTTTTTATGAAATCTGATTTAACTCTAAATGATTTATATGTTCCAGACTTAAAAATATAACTGTTTTTAGGCAAGGAAACATTGTTGTTGCTTACACTAGCGATTCTATTTGGACTCCCAGATATAGCCAATTCCGCATCTATTTGATTATTCATGCCAGCCCCAGATTCGACACTGTCAAGTATAGATGGGCTAATAGATTTAAATTCAGCAGTAACTGTATTAATATTAAAACTCTCCTTCTCATGGTTAAATGTTAAACAATTAAAATTTAAAGATTTATAGGGATAAAAAATTTGATAAGCAAAAGGGGTAATTCTTTTGTTAGTAAAAAAACCTTCGTTCGAGTACTCTTGGGGAGAATAATAAAATTGTTTCTGCAAGAAAGATAATAATTGATTTGATTCTTCGTCCGTTAATTGATTGAAATTTAAATTAGCAATCATATTTAAAGAGTTTATACCTTTAGTGGTTCTCTGGCTATAGTTATGGCCCTGCTTGAACGAATTTATATCAGCAGAAAACGAAGCCTGACTACCAAAGCTAGGTCGAAAATTTATAGAATTAGATGAAGAGTGTTTGACGTCCATTAGTTTACGGTTTGCTGTACTGATATAGAGCCAACTAAATGGCCCTCAGCATCAACTGATAAAGATTGATTAGTGATAACACCTTTACATTCAAATGTATGCATAAGCCCATTAGTATTATTTTCACTGAAAGTAGTTGAGTCTCCAAAAGAAGAGTAATTTAAATCATACAAGCTAGCGCTTAAGTGGCCAGATTTACCATTAAACCCATCACTTAATAAATCTGTATCTAAGCTTTCACCCTCTATTGACATTGATATTACCGTATTAGATTTAGTGACTCTTGTGGGGGTTAAGCTATTATCGTTGACTGCGACATCGACCGGACATTCAAATCTGGCATTTCGATCAACGGATATATTATAATCAAAAGCAATTGGATGATCAATACCCAATGTGCTGGCCCCTATTATTTGGCTATTAGAACCATGGGGTATGGATTGTTGTCTATATAAAGAGCTGGAAAAATAAGAATCATTTACAGTGCTAGAATGTTTTAGTTTTCCATAAATGTCAAAACTTGCTGAAGCTTGAGATAGGGAATTTGGAGATAAGGAGAACGATAAAGATTTTAAATATGCATCATGGAAACAAAATTCACCAAGAAAACCAGTTATCTTACCTTCATTAATGGGTGATAAAGATGAAGAATTTATAAGTTCTGGAATGTTGAAAAAAGTTTGTAAATTTTCATGGTTAATATAAAAATTAACATCCATAACACCTTGTATGGGTGAATTAGAGCTGTATTTATATATACCCTCGAAATACCCATTTTGAGCTTCACTTTCTGACAAATTAAAAGTGTCTTTCGCATAAACGGAAACAATGTAGTCATGTCCATTAGGAATAATAGTTTCATCGAAATACAAGGCTTTTCCGCCTGGAAAAGTAATTTTAGTATCTTTCTCAATCTTAATGTAAGAAGTTGGGAGGGGCTGTGGCGGCCCTCCTACAGGACCCAATAAAACTGATGCTTTAGATAGGGTATTTGGATTAAAATTACGACTTGAGTAAGTTAGGTTAGAGCCGTCACCATATGCGCATATTCTAAATATATTATCATTTAATTGCTTGTTTGTATTTAATGGTTGATTGACTGATATAGATGCACTTTCGGCAAATATATATTCTCCATTAGCTCCATCGGGAGCTAAATACAAAGGTACATTTTCATATGGAATAAAAGTCATTAGAAATTTGTAGAGTAAAATCTATCAGATCGATTTATATAACCAATATAACTCAATGCAACATTTAAAACACCATTGGCATCACTGGATATTGAACTATTATTTATTCGAGCATTGTAAATATTGAAAGTTTCAATTAAATTATTATTAATTGGATTTTTCAATGAAAGTGCAACATCGTGTTGTTTGGGAGAAGTAATATAATTATTAATATTATCTATTTCATATTGAAAAATTTCCATATTAACTTCCATCTCTTGAACTATTGGAAAAGCTGTGTCAACTTGAACTGGAGTATTGCTACCAATTTTATAAATTGGGTTTCTGTTAATTCTAATATTATAAGAGAAATCACTAATTCTATTACTTTGGTAGCCGTCAGTATTTAATGAAATAGATCCCTGGTTGACTATCTCTAATGCGGGTGGAGTTTTAGAGCCGGAACTATCAACTCCAGCACCAATGCCTCCGTAAGCTGTAATATTAACGGAGGAAGATGGTATTCTACCAATACCGGCAGTAATTGAATATTGATCTAAATAACCATCGCTAAAGCCAAAATTTTTATTATCATAATTAATGCTACCATTAAAAGAATTATCATTAATGTAATCTAAAAAAATGTCTTTACCAACAAAATATTTATTAATGTTAAAGTTTCCAACCAATGGCCCCTGCCTTAATGGATAAGTAAAACCCTTACCTATAATATTTATAGGTTCTTCAGAAATTCTGTAACCACCATCAATATTTGTAACTCCAGGAACTTTTATACCATCGATATAAAATTCTTGTTCATAATTAGATACTGCATTTTTAGTAGGCACTTAATGAACCCCCCATTCTTTTTTCTCCAGCTATAACACCGACAACTGCATCTTTAATTTTGCTTGCCGTCATCTGATTAGATTGGTCACCATTACCAGAAACCGTCGTTTCTCCGCTGGAGGAAACATTGATATTAATTGTAACATTTGATTGGGTTTCGTTTTTTGATTGCGAATCTTTTGGGGATGATGAATTTTTTGATTGACCAACAATTCCGCCGTCTTTCATTCCATTTAATCTGTCAAAAAATCCTGGATTTTGTTTTTCAATTTTTCGGACACTTGGCGCTTTAATTACATATTCCCCTCTGTCAAGCATAATAGGGCCAACTTTATCTACTCCAGACGGACCGAAAACTTTACCTCCTTTACTCATACCCATAGTTTGAGACTGAGCGCCTCCTGGGCCGTAGTAATTATTTACTACTGTGGATTGAGGCTTACCTCCAAATACTGTATTACTATTATAATAGTTATCGTCTTGATTTTGGAAGTTTTTAACCTCAGTAGATTCATGAGAGTTTTGGAATGGTTGGTTTACATATTTATTAGGCTTTTGATTTGTAGACTCTTGAAAAAACTGTTCTTTTCTTAATCTTTCTATCTTGTCAATTGATGAAACCGATCTAGGTTTAATTTCCCCTCCATTATTTTTCCTATCAAAACCTTGAGACGCTTGTTTTAAATTTTCACTAAAATGTTTATCAAAGTCTTTATTGTATTTTTCAGTAAAAACATTATTTACTTCATTTTCGCTTTGCTGAATATTGGCGTTACCAAACATATTATTCAGACTCTTTTCATTAAAAAAACTTTTTGAGATTTCAGTTGCGTTTTTTCTAGCTAAAGAGTTAGATATGTTGTTATGGTTGATGTAGCTATTTTCATGCTGCTCGGACATATTGTTTACAATGCCGCCATTATTCAATCCTTGTGAGGCTTTTCTCAATCGATCTAAGTTTGGATCCCGCGTGGTTTTTCCAGCTAGAGGGTTAGACATATTATTGTGATTAATGTAAGTATTTTGGTTTTTTTGAGCTGTAGTATTCTTTGTATTCTGGCTATTTGAACGTCGAGAAGCTCTTCTTAATCGATTTAAATTTGGGTCTTGAGTGGTATTTTTGGGTAATTTGTTTTGGCCGGACGAACTCTTCATGTGTGAATCCCCTTGTACTGAACAGACTCCACCAGAACAAGAGGTTTCACTTCCTTCAAATAAAGCCATATATTCAGATCGTTTCAAAGGTTTTTTACCATGCACTTCCAACATCCGATTATTTCCTTGGTACATATAATCTACAACACTAGGTTTTTTTTCAGCTAAATCAGCCATGGATTCTATGCCTTGGTTTTTCCAGCGATCTAAAACTTTCTGTTTACCTTCACCCTTTTCATACATTCCCAGTTTTTCTCCAACCATTTCTCGATGTTCCCATAAGTTGCCTATACCTTTCATTATTTTAGTGGCTTCATGTGCAACAATTCCAGTAGCTACTGAATTCACTAAGCCAGATAACACTGCAGCATTTTCACGGGTTTTTGCATTTTTTTTCTGAATGTCATGCTCATACTTATCTAATAAGTATTGACCATACTGTTGGCTATATTCATCTTTCTGCCTAAAACGAGCACTCATTTGTCTACTCGTTGGATCAATATCTAACTTTGTGCCTTCTATATTTAATTTTTTAGGTTTAGTTGGGGCTTCAGGACCTTTATCTTTATCCCTCATTTTTTTAGCTCGCTCTCTCTCCGCCAGTGATTGACCAAATATGGTTCCAGTTCCCTTACCAATTTTGGTCCAAGGACTATCTTCGCCAGAGCTACCCACGGCATCCCATGCACTAGCTCCAAATGATTTTGTTTTTTCCCAAGCATTCGACCAGAAACCACCTTCGCTTAATCGAGCGATACCATTCTCTAGGTTGTGTATTCCATTAGATAAAGATTCAAAATCTTTTTGTGGTTTAAAGTTTTCGTTTTTTTGTTTAGCTAGGAGGTTACCTTTATCTAAACTTGAGTAAGTGTTTGAATTTTTATTAAAAGCTTCACGATCTTCATATGTAGGCTTGTTTAAGCCGCCCTGAGATAATTTATTTATAGAATTTTCTAAGGAAAATATACCGTTATTCAAAGACTGAAAATCTTCTGGAGGTGTTGATTTATCTTCTTTTTCTTTGTTGAGTAAATGTTTTTCTAAAGCTTGTCCACCACTTTCCATTTGAATGATTTTAGGTGTTGGAGCAGCATTTTCAGACATTATATCAAACATTTCATCATTCTCTCTATTGTAAAGTTCTTCTAATGATCCAGATTTATTCATTGAATCCATGGCAGGACCACCTAATCTATCTACTATCTTTTTTCGAACTACATATTCACCATTAGTTAGCATAGCTGGAACTTTTTTATTGCCAACTGAACCACCCGAAGCAAAACCTTGTATTAAACCGCCTGATTGCTTTGTTTCTCCAGACCCTATTGAATCAAGGCCAAATAATTCAAATATACCTGAAGTAATTTGTTGTGCTGCTCTTTTAGTCAACTCTTGACTGATTGACTGCACAATACTACCTGCAAATTTCTTCATTGCATCACCAGTAGTCATCGTGCTATCTCCCATATTTTTTACTAAATCTTGAAATCCTTGCTGCACAGTATCAAAAGTTGTATTTGCTAATGTTTCCCCAAACTTTTCTAACGCTACATTCGCTTCAGCTATTCTTACAGCAATAGTATCACTAAATAAATTACCTTGATTTTTTTCTATATTGAATTCTTTTTGGTTTTGAGCCATTTTTAATTTCTCTTCACTAGCTCTAACGGAATTTCCTTCGCCTAAATAAAAATCAACTTTACTTTTAGATTTTTGCATTTGAATACCGAGATCTATGGCGCTCTGTGATAATTCTTGCATAGCTAGTTCGTGATAGTATCCAGCTTTTGTGTTAGCTTCATATTGTTTGGCTAAAGTAGAAGTACGATCTCTGAGTATTTTGGTTTCATCTTCAGCTAATACTTGAAAACCAGTTTTACCAGAACCTGTCTCTTCAGGACCTCGAACTCTACTCATTTCTTCAAGTGTGGCTGATGATGTAATAACCGCTTGTCCGCTCTTCCTTAATTTTTGATCAACCTCTTCACGAATAAGGTTAGAGAGTGTTTGTGTGTTGGCATATAATGCATCTAATGCATCTAATCTATTCCTGGAAGTTTTAAGCGCCTGTATTTGAGTGTCATACTCAGATTCACCCAAAGCTTTCATTCCGTGAGCAGTTTGATTAGCTTCATGCTCTATATCCAACCTAAGCTGCGTTTGAGCATTAGCTCTTACATTGTTCTCTAACTGTTCTATATAATTAGATTGAATCAAGGATCTAGTTTTTTTCATCGCCGATAGTGCCGATGCAACCGTATCTGCATCACCACTTTCTAACTTCGCTTTATATTCTATAACATCTAGTAATTTTTGTTGAGCCGCTAAACGTTGTAGATTACCATCTCTCTCCCTTGTATATATATCTTGCGTTTCACTAATACTTCTTTTGGTGTCCTCAAATAATCGAGTATTATTAACTATCAATCCAGATTTCAAAATAGCCAGTTTTTTCTCAGCTCTTAAGATTGGGTCAGCTTCTTTAGCCAACTCTTCAATTATTGTTTTATATATATCTGTATCAAGTAATATACCATCTTGAGCTTCCTGTATCGATGATAAAGTGTTTGTGATAGCTCCTGAAAGTTTAGGGAAATCACCAGCTAGCGAA